CTTATGCTATCTAATATGCTTATAAGTTTTTTACTCATCATCTGCCCGCTACCTTGTACGTCAGGCGAATCGAACTCTTCGTAAGTAAAATACTTAAACATTATTTTTTCTTTTTAAGCTGAATCCATTTAGACAACGTGTAACCAATGGTTACTATCAAAAGTAATACTTTTAAACTCATTTCTATTTGTGCAAATGTAGTTACACCAAGCGTGGTTGTATTAATAGCGTATAATTTTAAATCGTTAAGACTCATTTTAAAATCCTTTAGCTCGTTGGGTTATTGGCCCTTGTAAGCTATACGATTTGCAAGGATATTTTTTAACCTGCATACCTGTAATACCAGAGCTACTTCCTTTACCCATTGGAAAACCAGTAGTATCTAATGGCCCGTCCCAAACGTGTGATTCTCCTACTTGTCCTTCTAGTGTAGGTTTTCCAAGTAATTTTCCTATATTGTGATCCATAATTATCTTTGTTTAAAATCTGTTTCAGGAATTTCAGTGCTTGTTATTTTCCCTAAATTTACTTTTTTACCATCTTTAGTAACGCCAAAAGCTTGCATTGAATTTTCTACTACTGGTACTCTAGGCTTTTCAGTTAGTTTTTTTGACATTTTTTTAGGTATTTCTTTACCTACCATTTTAGCACCCACGCTATTACGACCAGGGTGATTGTCGTTTAACGGTGAAACCATTTTAGTAGCTGAGTCATAACCCATTTGCTCTACAACACTATCGTCTAAAGATCTAAGCCCCGCGCCTTTATTACCTTCTGGAATATCTTTCATAAACACGGGCGCTTGCTGTCCCATGGACATTTGCCGTTGCTCGGGCGTGCCATAAATAGTTTGCGCCATACCCTGCGCTTGAGGGCTAAACACAGGCTTAGCAACACCCATCTGATTAGCTGGTACTGGTGGTTGCATTGTCATCTCCATACCAGTTAATGGGTCGATCATTTTTAAAGGATTTTTATAGTCCATAATTATCTTTCTTTATCTTTATTAACATTGTTAATAGCAAATGAATAAACTTTATCGCTATAGCTTTTGCCTTTCATTATACTGTTGCGCCTAGTGCTAGTAGGTATATCCTCTTCACCAAGCATTATTTTATATATTCTTGATATTAGTTGTTTGCCTTTAAAAGAAACTTTATATATATTATACTTTTGTGTAGTCCTATTGTTTCTTCGCCAAAGCGTAATCCAATCGTTTTGTAAAAGCTTATTCCATCTACGATTATCCCAACTAAAAGAATATGTACCGTCTTCAAAATCTTTTCTAGTAAACATATCCATGCAGTCTAAATATATTAAAAGCTCTAGCTCTGCATCGTTTAAATCATTATTTTTACAAGCCCACTTACGTATTATACGGTAGTGTTTAAGAAGATTTAAATCCCTAATGTCACTAGCATCTATTCTCATAGCACAACTACAACGTCTACATCTCGTATAACATAAAAAACTTGCTTATCTACTTCAAGTCTGTGGCCAGCGTTTTTATCGTAGAATATTGTTTGACCTTCTTCTACACCTTTAACGTCGTCACCACAATGAAGTATAGTCGCTTCTTTATAACGAATATCAACTCTTTGTTTACCAGTTAACATAAGACCACCGTCAGTTTTTTTGACGGTGTCTTCTTTTTTCTTTTTTATTACTATATTTCTACCTACTGCTTTCATCTCCAACTCTTAAATTATTGATTACACAATCTGTAGATAATATAGTGGTAGCCACTGAAGCCGCGTGTTTGAGTGCACTTTTAGTTACAAGTAAAGGATCTATAATCCCCGTATCAACCATGTGAACAGTTTCACCTGTAACTACATTAACACCCATACCTTCTTCGGGCGTACCAACCTCTTCTAGTCCAGCGTTATTTAGTATAGTTTTAAATGGAGCTTTAATAGCTTCTAGCAATATCTTTTCACCAACGGTTTTACCTTTGGTTTTATTAGATGCATCGCGAAGAGCTATACCACCTCCAGATACTATACCTTCTTTTACCGCGGCTTTAGTAGCACAGATAGCATCTTCGACTCTATCTGATTTTTCTTTTAACTCTATCTCTGAGTTAGCCCCTATTTTTACAACTGCAACTTTCGCTGATAGTCTAGCTAATCTTTTTTCAAGTCTTATAATTTCACCGGGAGCTTTAGCTTTAGATATTAGTTTTTTAACTGAATCAATTAAACGCTTTATCTCGTCAGTAGAAGTATCTACTTGAAGTATTGTATCTGTATCACTAGTTGTGCTCTTAAAACATGATCCTAGGAAGTCTGGGTTTATAACATCTAAGTCATCACCAAGATCTTCATTGATAACAGTAGCACCGGTTAGCATAGCTAAATCAGACATTGTATCTTTTTTATTTATACCGTATGTAGGTGCGTTTACTACATTTACTTTTATATTACCTTTAACCTTATTCATTGCTAGCGTAGCTAACACCTCGGTTTCTAAATCACCAATAATAAGTAAAGGCTTTTTGTTTTTAATTACGTATTCAAGTACCGACTGAATCTTACGTACAGATTCTATAGGTGACTCAATTAGTAACACAAGTGGGTTATCAAGCTCTGCTATACGTTTTTCTTTGCTTGTTATAAAGTGAGAGTTTGTTAAACCTTTTTCGTATTGCACGCCATCGACAAGTTCAAACTCTGTCTTGTCTTCTGTTGTAGGTTCCATTATAACAACACCGTTTTCACCAGCAGCTTTAAAAGCATCACCGATTATTTTACCAAGCTCAGCATCGTTGTTACAACTAATAGTAGCTACATCATCTAGCATACTACCTTCTACTGCAATAACCTTTTTTTCTAAGTAATCAATTACTTTATCAACAGCACTTGTTATACCATTTTTAATATTACGTATATTATCTTTATCGATATTTTTATACGCTTCAGTTAAAATTGAGTGCGCTAGTACTGTAGCCGTTGTTGTTCCATCGCCAGCTTCTTGAACAGTTTTTCTAGCAGCTTCCTTTAGAAGCGTAGCACCCATATTTTCTACTGGGTCTAATAGTGTAATAGCGTTTGCTACGGTTACACCATCTTTTGTAATGACAGGTTTGCCCTGATCATCTTCTAGTATTACACATTGGCCGCTAGCCCCAAGTGTGGAGCTAACAGCCTTTGTTAATTTATCTATACCTTTAAACACCTTATCTTTAGCCTCTTGGCCAAAGTTAAGATTTTTGACAATTTTGTCAGTCATAATTTAATTTAATTTAATTGTATTGTATAATTTTATTCAAACGTTTTAACGACTTGTGGTCCGCGTAAGTAACCAAGCTTTTTTTCATAGTGCGATATCGATGCATCTATTGCTTGCTCAGCTCCTTCGAGGGTTTCGCGTCTCGTTACGTCGATCCAAGTATTTTCTTTTTCTGGATCTAGGTATTCTGTTTGGTAGAAACCGTTTGGTAGCTGGACTATACGCCAGTGTTTCTTTTCAGATACATGCTTCCAAAGGTTGATGGTTTCTTCGCTAATTTGTGGTTGACTACTCCACGATTGAGTCTGGTAAAATAGTGTCATTGGTTTTGGTTTTAAATTACTATTTGGTTTGCCATTTCCCTGGCCGGGTATATTCTATATACTCACTTGGTTTTAGTGATTTTTACTTATGACCAAGGAAGCCCTGCATTAGTAGGTAAATCTTCTATCTGTTCTTTTTTAATAGTAGCTTGCGCATCTACATAAGTTTCTGCATCTGTTACTACAGTTGAACCTAAGTCAGTTTGAACTAAGCCTACAACTTGAGATTCTGTTAGTTGATCATAAGGTGTAAGTGGAGCAGGTCCTACAACACCAGATAAAGTATTAGTAAATACTTTTCTAGCATAACCAACACCGTCCTGCCCTTGCGCTGCAGATATTACTACCAGCTTATCTTCGCTAGCGTTGTTTTCATATTCCATTGATAAAATTGTCCAAGTCGCCATAATCGTTTAAGGTTTTATAGGTCTATCCCCGTTAGGGAAGTCAGCCTGTTGTGGGTAATCTCTTAATTCTTGTCTGTATGTTAAATACTCTTCGTGTTGTGGGTGATCTGTTAGTGGAACTATAGGATCTGTTTTATTTAATTCTTTATTTCTCCAAGATCTTTCTTTAATAGTTTTTTCTTGTAGCTTTTCTTCTTCAGTTAAAATGGTTTCTGCAACAAAATGTTTTTCTACTATATCTCCACTATCGTAAATATATCTAATTAAATCTCCATCTACAGGTTCTTGGCTTGGATTTGTTAAATTTTCTATTTGCATATCTTTTTTTTACATGTTGAACGAATCTAAATAATAACTAGCGCCAGCTATGGTGTAGATAGCGTTAGCCGTGTAAAGATTGTTAGTTTGGGTTTTAACAACTAAGCTACTTTCAAATCTTAACTTAGGAAAATTTAAGTTTTTAAATTCAACTGGACTAAAAACTCTTAAATTGTAAATTTTCTCCCCGGAGGTGGTGCCATTTGGATTAGTTCTATTTACTGGTGGTAACAAAGTAGAAGGGTGAATTGGCAAGTCATTACCAAAGCCCATTATACCGGGTGCAGCTTGTGCACTATTACTCTCATAGTATGGTCTATTTCCCTTGTCTAAATCGGCACTCATAGGATTTCCTTTAGAATGAAAACCCCATAATAATCTAGTATAATAATTATCTGTATTAGCGTTTGAATTTGGATTTGCAGAAAACGTGTATGTCGTGCCGTCAACTATAATAGTTATAGTAATTGTACCATCTACTCCAGCGCCTGCAGAAGAGGTTACCGCGCTAGCAACATTACACAAATACCCAGAACCCGTTACGTTTAAAATTGTAGCCTCTGTTGAGTCTGTTACATTTACAGTAGCATTTGCAGCTGTATATAATGAGCTTGTTGATAAAATAGGAGTTCCACTAGCGCCTGCAATAGTAGACTCGTCAAAATCGCCTTCTCCGGTTTGATACATAGAGAAGAATGCAAAGTTAGGATTTTCGTATTGGAATACACCTTCACCTCGTATTTCGTTTTGCGTCATTATTAAAGGTAGCTTTGTAGGATCTGTTATTTCAGTTGAACCTCCACCACCACCGCCGCCTCCGGCTAATGGAAAAAAATCTGTATATTTACTCATTTATATTTATTTAAATATTTATTTTATATTTCACCTGTTGCACCAACTATAACCCAACCGTATGCTGGTCCTACGTATATTAACTCGAATGCAGCTTTATTATTATCTAACGTCATATTTTGAGGTATAGACATTATTCTTTCAGAGCCTCGATTTATAGTACAAGTTGTTACTGTTGTTAAATTAGATACTTTAATACTATCACCAGATGATGGGCTTGAAGGTAATGTAAGCTCTATAGGAGATGATCCTTGTAGAACATATAAATAATTTTTTTGACCAGTTGCGTTTGCTGTTAATACTTGAACAGAGTAGTTTGTATTACCACCTATCGCTGTTTCAATTATTTGACCGTCTGCATCAACAGATAAATTCCGGGTTGCAGTTCCAGTTACAGCTCCTGAACCATATGTAGGTATTTTAATATAACCAGCAGCATTTATACTTAAAGCATTTGACCTAGTATTACCAGCCGTTCCGTTACCTATTTGAAATTTATTAAAAACATCGTTATTGTTATTGTATCTTCCTAATACAACAGCTTCGTTTTGAGGGCTATCCAAGCCTATACCAAGCAACATTTGGTTACTATAGTTATTAGTATCATTGTTCCAACCAGCTACAAAAGATTGAAAACCATCTACAGTATTACTTTGCCCAAAAGCAGCGGAAGTAAGCGATGACACTGTGTTTGCTTGACCAAAAGCAAAAGCCGATGCTCCTGTTACAGCACTATTTTTACCACCTATAAATGAATTATCTCCTGAAACAACATTATTATCACCAATAGCTATAGCTTGTAAGCCGCTTGCTGTTGTGCCAGTACCTGTAGCTAAAGAGTTTGCGCCTGAAGCTACGGATTCAAAACCAAATTTAGCAGAGTTGTTTCCGCTAGCAGAACCTTCATATCCAAACTTTACAGCGTTATTTGCCGTAGCTGTACCTCCAAAACCAGAAACAAAAGTATTTTTACCTTGCGCATCTCCTTTTTCACCAATAGCTACCGATGATTGCCCTGATGCTATTGAATCTTGACCAGCTGCAATACTATAGTTACCTGTAGATTGTGATTTATTACCAAACGCTGCAGATGCTAAAGCTGTTGCTTCAGTTAACAAGCCAAATGCTGAAGCGCCACCTCCCGATGCTAATGTTAAAAAGTTAGCGGCAAACGAACCGTTTCCAAAAGCAGTAGTTGCAGAACCAACTGATAAAGCGTTTTCACCATTAGCAAAAGCATTACCACCCATATTAAATGATGGGCCGTTGTTTAATATATCGCCTGAAGGCAATACAACACCACCACCACCATCTTGGGTTATAGAAAATTTATTTGCATCACCTGATTTTAACTTGTACAACACGGTGTTTGTAGGTGGTGTATATTGATTAGTACCTGTAATGCTGTTAAAATCAAATATAGGATCTGCACCTGTATTATCTTGTGTTATTTGAGAATCTGCTAAATCAGTAGTTGTACTCCAAATTGGTATAGTATTAACCGTACCATTACCGCCAACTCCACCGCCGCTGCCAGGAGGTATTGCCCAAGTATTGTCTCCTCTTAAAAAATAATCACTTGTTGGAGTACCTAATCCAGTAGCTGAAAGATCAGCCGTTATTGTTACAGCTCCGTCTGTCGCTACATCAGGGGTTAAATCTATAAATGTACCATCTGTGGTAATTATTGTTTCTACTATATTTGCAGGTACTGTTGGTATAGTAGGGAACGTTTGTAACGCTCCTGTTCCGTCAACATATTGAGATGTAGTACCAGTACCTGTTACAGTTAAAGTTCCTGACGTTGTTACAGGAGAGTTAGCAACTGAAAAAGCAGCAGGCATACTAAGCCCTACACTTTCAACAGTACCGGTTGTTATTGTTGGGAAAGTTGTTAAGTTACCAGCACCATCTATGTATTGTGAAGATGAGCCATTTAATGTAATATCAACTGAAGGATTTACTGTAGATACATTACCTATAGTAGCTGTAAAAGCATCTCCAGCGTGAGTTGCCGCGACGCTAGTAACTGTTCCGCTACCACCGCCACCGCCAGAAACAACAGACCAACCACCGTTTTGACGGGCGTATTGCGAGCCATCACTTGGTGCTTCTTCTAAGAAACCAGAAACATCAACATCTGCTAAACCACCTGTTCTTGTAAGCGATAGTATTCCAGTGTTATTACTATAAGTACCACTGTCTACGTAGTTGTCAGTGTCTTGTGGTAGTGTAACAGTTAGCGTGTTTATTTCTGTTACGTGACCTTGTAAATTTGTAGTAATAGAATCTATAACGCTAAAACTACCACCAACTCCTGGAGACGATGTAGAACTTGTAGTTGTAAGAGTAGTGTCATCATGATTAAAAGTAACTTCAGGTCCAATACCTACGGATGTATTCATATAAGTTCCACCAGCAAGTAATAGGGTTTCAGTTGAATTTACTGTCTGCAAAATACCTGTATCAGCTAGCACGTTAAACCTGTAAGTTCCAGGTATAGTAGCAACTTCAGCCCATGTATTGTTTTTAGTTAAGTATCTTTCATTAATACCTGGATTTGCATCAACAGCAGAAATATCTACAGTTATTGTTTGGCCGCCAGCAGCGGTATCTATATATGTACCACCAGCTACATCAAATACTTGTGTGTCTAAATTTATAGAACCAGTACCTGTATCACCTTCTATTTGAAGATCTTTATCTAATTGACTATCTACATAACCTTTTGAAGCGGCATCTGTATTTTGTATAGGTGTTAGCGGTATTGTTACTTGACCAGCAAAACTCGATTGATTAGTTGTTGTTACGTTTATAGGTACTAAAAAATCTGCTTCAGTATTGTCTACACAAAGTCTTTCTGTTGGTTGAGCGCCTGGTTCATTTTTAGATGTTTTAAAGCAAAGCTTACCACCTCCTGTGTTGCCAGTTCCAGAATTACCAATTGTTTTTACTTCTATTTGAGCTACAGTGTATTGAGTATCATCATCAAGACTATACTGCAAAATACCAACTCTGTCGCCAGCTTGAACATCACCATCTGGTCTAAATAAATCTAATACACCTGGGTCATTATTTTCTCTTGAAGCA